AACTTCATTAATATCATCTAAATTTACTGTTCTTTCCCAGTAACAAGTACATGGCTTTGTCATGCATCCGCTACACTCACTTCTTTTCGTCAATTCCTCTCTGGCGGAAGAGATTAATTCCTTAACATCTTCTAAATAACAAACTCCTTTTTCTTGGTCTATCTTTTCCAGCTCTTTCAGAAGGTTCACGAGAAAAACACCTTTTGCAAAATAGCTATAGTTATGCTCAGAAGACAGATATTTTCGAATATTATAAAAATTATAAATCCTATTTCCATCAAGTCATATTCCATATTTATCAACCTCGTTAGTTTCGTCCCAAAAACAATCCCGCCCATAACCCCGGGCGTGATCGTCGTCTTTGGTCAACCTTTGTTTGAATTTACTTATTTATATATTTTATGCAACTAAGTTCTAAACTTTTTTATATAAGTAAGATATATCTTTTTTAAAATCTAAGTTCTCTCAAAAGGGGGAATGATGAGGGCGGGTAATAAAGAACCTTAACAGAATAAGGGCTTGGCAATAGTTCGCCTCGTAATTATAATATAGATAGAAGAATATTACTTAGGCTCTTTTTCTTCAGAAAAAGATATAGGTATCACAGAGGAAATATGAAAAGCTCCATAGGAAATAAGGGGGGGTGTCTAATAGACGACAAATGCTCTGTTTCTCATGGAAAAGTTTCCTGTGGAAAAGATTTAGAAAGGTTTGAAAGGTTTTTATCTTCGGCAGAATACAAGCAATATCTTAGGTTTGGAAAGAGGTTAAGGAAGAAATTTCTTAAGATGGTAGCATGAATCTCGATCCATGGCAGAAAGAATTCTTAGAGACAAAAGGAGATAAGCTTCTTTGTACTGGCCGGCAGGTGGGAAAGTCTGTCGTCGCTTCTTTAGATGCTGCTCGGTGGGCAGTAAATAATTCTGGCAAGACTGTGCTTATGATTGCTCCTACAGAACGTCAAGCATATGCGCTTTTCGATAAAACTCTTAATGCAATCTTAGCGATAGATAAGAAAGTAGTCTGCTCCGGCAAAGATAGGCCCACTAAGCAGCGAATTAAGCTTAAGAATCATACAGTAATATGGTGCTTGCCAACAGGACTCAGCGGTTTAGGAATCAGATTCCTTACCGTTCATCGCTTATATGCGGATGAAGCTTCACGTATTCCTGAAGCAGTCTGGGATGCTGTAACTCCTATGATGCTGACAACAGGAGGAGATACGATACTTCTTTCCACTCCTTTTGGTACTCAGGGATTTTTTTATGAAGTATTGATCAACAAGAATAATGCCTTCCCAAACTTTACTCATTTTCGCAAAGATTCCAGGGATGTTGTTTCTGAGCGAGAAATATGCGATTCTTGGAGTGAACACCAACGAGAGAAGGCATTGCAGCGGTTAGATGCCGAACGTGCCAGGATGAGTACTTTAGCTTACGCGCAAGAGTATATGGGGCAACCATTGAATGATCTCATGCAGGTCTTTCCAGATACATTACTCCAGGAAGTTATGATCTTAGCTCCCCGGGACAGAGTGTGGGAAGGCAGAGATTATTTCTTAGGACAGGATATTGCGGGGATGGGAGAAGATGACAGCACTTGGATAGTTCTTGACGGAACAAAAAGGGAATTAGTTCAGCAGACAGAATGTATAGTCAAGAAGAAACTGAGGACTCCAGAGAGAGTCCAGTTAACTTTAGACTTGGAGGCAAAATATGGCTTTAAACAAATCGGCATTGATGACGGCGGTCTTGGTAGCGGTGATTTCGATTATCTTCTTAATAGCCCTGTTAAGCGTAGAGTTGTTTCTCTTAATAACGCTCGTCGTGACTTAGATAGAGATGGAACAAGGAAGAAAAAACTCCTCAAAGAAGAAATGTACAATAATCTTTTAGCGATGATGGAATCTAAACATATTCAGCTTCTTAGAGATAATGCAATCTATGAATCATTAAGAAGTATTCAGTTCGAAGTTACTGACAAAGGAGTAAGTTATTTCGGCGATGACAGTCACATAGCAGAAGGATTGATCAGAGCCGCCTGGCTGACAAGAAACAAAAGTTTAAACATCTATATTTATTAAACTTCATAAAAGAATTTCAGGCGGACAGTCCTGGTAGTTCCCGCCTGCATAGTTCCGGGGACGCCAAAAAGATCAATAGTGGTCGCCCAATAGAGAAGATTAATAACTGATGTAGTTGCGGCGATAGTTCCCCAGATGATCTGCTCATCTCCGCCATTAATCAACGATCCGGCATTAAAATTACCGATAGGATGTGATGCTGCAGAAGCATAAGGAAGCGCGATGGTTAATTGTCCAGTACCTGCGCCATCTGCTCCACCATCACCATCCAAGTAAATATCCACAAATACTGTCCTACCGATACGGACATATCTTCCGGTGTTCTCGGTATATTGCGGCACAGTATTTCCAGCACCGCCAACGAGTGTTACTGTCGGCGTGAATGTTCCTTCATCATAATTAGATAATGCCTCATTTCCAAAGGAGATAGAAGTTGCAGTTGCTACTCCTAAAACAGGCGTCACTAGCGTCGGAGTGTTTGCAAAAACAAGTGCTCCGCTTCCAGTCTCATCAGAAATTAAAGTAGCCAGCTGCGCAGAAGTAGTTGAAGTTATCCCAGTTATGGGAAGTCCGGTACAATTAGTTAAAGTCCCGGAAGCAGGAGTACCTAAGGTTGGAGTGGTTAGTGCTGGAGAATTAGCAAAAACAAGTGCTCCGCTTCCAGTCTCATCAGAAATTAATGTTGCTAGCTGTGCGGAAGTAGTTGAAGTTATTCCTGTTATTGGAAGTCCCGTACAATTAGTCAATGTTCCCGAGGTTGGAGTTCCAAGGAGAGGCGTTACGAGCGTTGGAGAGGTAGCAAAGACGGCAGATCCTGAACCAGTTTCATCAGTTAATGCAGTCTTAAGTTGAGATGAACTAAAACTTCCCAGGCTGGCAGAATTACCAACAGAGGTGACATGCCCAAAAAGGTTGGCGTTTGTGGTCACGTTTCCCGCAGTCAATCCTGCTGCGGTACCAGTACAGTTCGACAGATCGCCGGATTGCGGCGTTCCTAAAATCGGGGTTTGTAATTGTGCACCGCTTATCGTTGGTGAAGACGAGAAGACTAATGATCCACTTCCGGTCTCATCAGAAATTAATGTTGCTAGCTGTGCGGAAGTAGTTGAAGTTATATCAGTGATCGCATGAGTATGCGATGCAGCCGCTTTAGTGTCGGCATACGTTTTGTTTACGATGTCTTCGCCGGCTGTCGGCGCATCTCTAACTATTCCAGCAGAATGATCTCCAGAATGGTTAGGAAGCACAAAAGGCCCTGTGTTTCCTCGCGCTCTTGGTTTTTGCTTTAATTGATTCAGGATGCGATTAGTGAGGTTCTTATTAGCCATTTCATCTTATCCCTTGCCTTTGTATCTTAGTGATGTTAGAACTGTCTTGAGGCTCTAATTGCTCTTTGTGCCCAGTTTGGGAAGTGGTTGCTCCAGTTAATCCATCTTCTGCAGGATATTTTTTACTGATGGCCTTTGTTCCGCTTCCCCCNGTGCTTCCAGTTATAGTGGTCATTCTTTTAATTCTTCTAATTTCTTTTCTGCTAATCTAACTAGTTCTTCATTTAGCAGAATACTATTTTTTGCGTCTTTTACTTCTTGCGCAGACATATCTTTTACTCTCGTCCAGAAGACTTCTTCTTCACTTCCTATTTTCAGCTTCAAATCTTTTGGATGTTTCATTAGTATTCTCCCCTCATCACTCGGTCTTTGTATTCTTTGGGAGTTTCTTCCTTGACTGGCGGCGGTTGATGTCCGCCGTGAGCAGTTCCGCTAAGTACTTTCTCTGCATGGAGCCTTTCTTCCCTCTCGAGTAATAAGAGTCTCTCGGCATTTGCTGCTCTCAATTCCTTTGCTGCTGCTATTGCATCAGCCACTAATCCTTTTTCTGTTTCTTGTTGTGCTTCCATAATCTCGCACCTCTTTTGGTTTTTTTCTTCTTTCCGATGAAGCTCATAGTTGAGCTGCATTTTGATGCTCTTTTTGTTCTTACCATAATTTCTTTTTTCT